GGAACAACTTCAGTTCTTGATGGATACTTAAAAGGTATTATTACTGATATTTCAGGTAGTAACGTATCTGTTAAAGTGCTTTCACATGTTTCTGCAGCAGGAACTGAAACTCAGGTAGATTATCAACCTTCCGGAATTTATGCTTTTTCTTCAAGTGGAAGTGTTGCTATTCATACAACTGGACAAACAGTTGCAGCAGGAACAACTGCTTATACTGGAAGACTTGATTGGTTTGATCAACAAACTTTAGGTCTTACAAGCACTTCATCTATTTCTTGGAACAATATTGCACCAAGACCTGGAACTTCCGCATATGCAGCAGCAAGAGATTCAAGATTTGATGAGGTTCATGTTGTAGTTATTGATGCTCTAGGCACGGTAACTGGAAATGCGGGAACAATTCTTGAAAAGCATTTGGGTTTATCTAAAGCGTCTGATGCTGAGTTTTCAGTTGGAAATCCATCATACTGGAGAAAATATATTGTAAACAATTCAGAATACATCTTTGGACTTGGTGCTCCAACTGGAATTGTTACTACCGGATATAGTAGTGGGTTTAGTTTAGAGTCTGATGTTGCTTGGGATCAGAGAGCAGAAGGCATTACTTTTGCTGCTTCTGGAGCATCTACAAATACTTTATCAGGTGGTAAAGATTACAGTGGATTACAAGATCTTAGCACTGCAGGATCTCTAACAGCAACTCTTGCAGAATTGTCTGACGGATATGATTTATTTGAAAATACAGAAAACTTTAAAGTAGATTTCCTTCTAATGGGGTCTGCTGCATATGAAATTTCTACTGCTCAGGCACTTGCAAATAAACTGATTTCAGTAGCAGAATTGAGAAAAGATGCAATTGCATTTATCTCACCATATAGAGGGTCTGCTTTATCAGACACTTCGGTGCAAACTGCGGTAACAGTAAGATCTTCTGCTGATATTACTGACAATCTAGTTCAGTTTTATGCCTCAGTTTCATCATCTTCTTATGCAATTTTTGATAGTGGATACAAATACATGTATGATAGATTTGCGAATACCTTTAGATATGTTCCATTAAATGGTGACATTGCAGGTTTATGTGCCCGCAATGATATTAATAATTTTCCATGGTATTCTCCTGCTGGAACATCAAGAGGTGCAATTCTGAACGCAGTTAAACTTGCATACAATCCAACAAAAACTCAAAGAGATACACTTTATTCAAATAGAATTAATCCAGTAATTTTCTCACCAGGTGCTGGAATTATTTTGTTTGGTGATAAAACTGGTTTTGCTAAAGCATCAGCATTTGACAGAATTAACGTTCGTCGCCTGTTTGTTTATCTTGAGAATGCGATTTCTCAAGCGGCAAAAGATGCTCTCTTTGAGTTCAATGATGAAATTACCAGAACAAACTTTGTAAATACAATTGAACCATTCTTGCGTGATGTCCAGGCAAAGAGAGGTATCTTTGATTATGTTGTTATTTGCGATGAAACAAATAACACAGCAGCAGTAATCGACAACAATGAGTTTGTTGCCGACATCTACATCAAACCAGCAAGATCAATTAACTTCATTGGTCTTAACTTTATTGCCACCAAAACTGGTGTTGACTTCGAAGAAGTAATCGGAAACTTTTAATTTAGAGGTTTAAACTACTATGGCAACTAGACAACAATTAAATCCACCTCCACTAAGAAAGATTACTGACTTCAAAAGTAAATTAACGGGTGGTGGTGCAAGAAGTAACCTTTTTGAAGTCGTCCTTTCATTTCCAGATGTTGCACCAGCAGATGTTAATGTTCTAGATAAAGCAAGATTTTTAGTTAAAGGTGCTAATTTACCAGCATCGAATGTTGCTCCTATCGATGTTCCATTCAGAGGAAGAACTTTAAAAGTCGCTGGAGACAGAACTTTTGAAAGTTGGACAGTAACAGTTATTAATGATACTGATTTTGCAATCCGTTCTGCTTTTGAGAACTGGATGAACAGAATTAACAGAGTATCTGATAACACCGGCGTCACAGATCCTACCGCATATACTGCAGATGCATTTGTTTACCAACTTGATCGTGACGGAACTACATTAAGAGCATATCATTTTTATGATATTTTCCCAACTTCCATTGGTTCAATAACTCTTGATTATGGAACTAGCACGATTCAAGAATTCCCTGTAGAGTTCCAAATCCTTTGGTGGGAAGCAGTTAAGGGCGATTCTCCTGCTGCTGGTGGTCAGGATATTAACTAAATATAGTATATAATCAGTTAAATTTATAAAATGGCGAAACTTTTTGGTTTTTCGATTGAGGATAACGAACAAAAATCCAAATCTATAGTCTCCCCCGTTCCTCCTAATAATGAGGACGGGGTTGATCATTTTATTCAATCTGGATTCTACGGACAATATGTTGATATTGAGGGCGTTTATAGAACAGAGTATGATTTAATTCGTAGATATCGTGAAATGGCACTTCACCCCGAATGTGATGGTGCCATTGAGAACGTAGTCAATGAAGCTATTGTCAGCGATCTTTATGATTCTCCTGTAGAAATTGAATTAACAAATTTAAACGCCAGTGATCGTTTAAAAGAAGTTATAAGAGCAGAATTTAAATATATTAAAGAAATTTTAGATTTTGATAAAAAATCTCACGAAATTTTTAGAAATTGGTATATAGACGGTCGTTTGTTTTATCTAAAAGTTATTGATCAAAAAAATCCTGAGGCAGGTATTCAGGAATTAAGGTATATTGATCCAATGAAAATGAAGCATGTTCGTCAAGAAAAAAAGACGAACAATGAGTTAAATCGATCAAGAAGTAATCTACTACCAAGATCTTTTGGACAAGATCAAGAATATAACTTTCCAGAGATTGAAGAATACTTCATTTATACACCAACTCCAAACTTTCCAACTGGAACAATTAGTGGTGGATCTAAAAAAGGAGTCAAAATAGCAAAAGATTCAATCACATACTGCACGTCAGGTTTAGTTGATAGGAATAAGGGAACAGTTCTTTCATATCTTCATAAAGCAATTAAGGCACTCAATCAACTTAGAATGATTGAGGATTCTTTGGTTATCTATCGATTATCAAGAGCACCAGAGCGTCGTATATTTTATATTGATGTTGGCAATCTTCCAAAAGTAAAAGCAGAACAATACCTTAAAGAGGTTATGTCTCGTTATAGAAATAAGTTGGTTTATGATGCCAATACTGGAGAAATACGCGATGATCGTAAGTTTATGAGTATGCTTGAAGACTTTTGGTTACCAAGAAGAGAAGGTGGTAGAGGAACTGAAATTACAACTCTTCCGGGTGGTCAGAATCTTGGAGAACTTTCTGATATTGAATATTTCCAGAAAAAACTTTACAGGGCACTTGGAGTTCCAGAAACAAGAATTGCTGGTGGTGGAGATGGATTTAATCTTGGTAGATCATCAGAAATTCTTCGTGATGAATTAATGTTTTCTAAATTTGTAGGAAGATTAAGAAAGCGTTTTGCAAATCTATTTAATGATATGCTTCGCACTCAACTTCTTTTAAAGAACGTTGTTTCTCCAGAAGATTGGGAGCAAATGAGTGATCATATTCAATATGATTTTTTATATGATAATCATTTTGCAGAGTTAAAAGAAGCAGAACTTTTGACAAATAGATTAACTCTTGCTACAACAATTGAACCTTACATTGGTAAGTATTACTCTACAGAATATATTCGTAAAAAGATTTTACGCCAAACTGATTCAGAAATTATTGAAATTGATCTTCAAATTGAAGATGAAATTGCAAAAGGTATTCTTCCAGACCCAAATGCACCTGTGGATGAAATGGGAAATCCATTGCCACCAGAAGAAGGAGCAGGTCAAGCAATTGAACAAGGTGCTGGTGGTGAAGTTCCTATAGAACCGACTGTAAACGTCTCAGCAGCAGAAATACAAACACCTAAAGGTGGCAAAATATAAATAGTCCTATAATAATAAAATAAATTTATGGAAGAACTTATCGACTTGATCGCATCTGATGGATCTCCATCGGATGTTTCTGACAAAATTAAAGAATTACTATATGCAAAATCTGCTCATAGAGTAGATTTTGCTCGACCACAGATTGCTTCAATGATGTTCGGTGGGAATGATACTACTGGAGATAACGAATAATGGCAATAAAAATTGT